AATGAGGAGGTTGTATGTCGTCGCGATAGAAGCGCCAGCGGTGTCACCCCAACTCCGATACACTGTTACTGCTGTCTGTGTGACAGCCGTAGCCAGTAGTAATTCACCAGTCTCAATCACTTTGACAACGTCGTAGGGATTGATGTAGTTGTGAGTTGCTGTTAACCCTGTTGCACTCGAATCTGCCGATACACCCAATGTTTCCCAAGAGGGCTGCAATGTATCTTCTAACCAAGAGAAGGTAGTATTGATAGCCACTCGTTTGTTCAACTTGCTAACCAGGACGTACAGAGGAGCTGCATTTGGCTCGAGAAGATAAATCTTATCGGCCATGTCAACGATCCGCTGTGCGGCAAGGATAGACTGGGTACCTGCAACATTCTGTAAGGTTGCTGTATATGCCATATTATATTTTCACCTCTTTCCTCTTTTAGATAGAACCGAATTATCTTTGGTTACTTTCGTTCCCAAAGAGGTTTTTGGGGTCCCGAACCCATCATGCCTTCCATCACTTCGTCGTCGAAAGATTGCGGCGTAACCGTTACCTTATCGGCGGCTCTATCACTGGGGTTGGATGGAGTAGTCCCACCAGCGAGGCCTGCAGCAGCTCTACGCTTTTCGATCGCGGCGAGTAACTGTGCCTTGACTTTCTCAACAATCTGATCCTCATTCTGCTGAACAGGTGCGGGTGTATCAACCGGTTTTTGATCCAACCCTAGCTGCTTTCGCAGGGCATCGGCCTTCCGGGCCTGATTGGTTTTGGCTGCTGAATAGAGGATCTGGAGGGCATTTGGTAGCTTTTCAACGTCAGGTCTCTGACGGGCTATCGTAGCCATCTCCTCCCTATAGAGTTCAAAGTCGGGAGTAACACGAGCGAACTCATCGATCTGCCTCTGCCGGTATTGGAGCTGATGATACTGGTCCAGCATCGTTGCCGCTACCGCGGTGGCGATCTTCGTAGCCTCTTGCCTTACGGTTTTCCCAATCGTTTCCTTTGGCTTCTCCCAATATGCAGCATCCTCGAATTCCTCATCTGCGGCTCCGGTAGCCGGAGGTTGAGGAGCACGTGATGCAGCAACAGGAGGAGGAAGCTGTGAGAGGGATTGAAGTGCTGCTAACTCTTCTTCCCTTTTCCTGAGCGTTTCCTTCAGGTCAGCAATTGTTTTCGTGACCTTCTGTGCAGACGATCTCGCGTCTGCATCCCGAAGTTCTTCAGGCAAGAACTCCTGGATATTCGGCTCCACCTTAGGAGGTGTTGGTTCCACAGTAGGAGTCGGGGGTTGTACGGTTGACCCCGCCGCGGGTTGCTGTGCAGTAGGTATTTCGGGGTCCGCCGAAACCTCTTTCAGCAATGCATCCAAATCTGATGGTGATAATCCTTGTCCCGTGTCTGCAACCTGCTTAATCAGGTCATCCAGGGATTTTACATTGTCCATTACTTTTCCTCCCTATTGTTTTGAAGTGTCTCGAAGGCCTTTACGGCTTCGTTGACCTTCCTCTCGACATAGTCGAGCAGTTCTTTGTAAACCCTCATTTTCGCTCGTTGGATGGGCAGGTCCTCATCCTTTACACCCCAAAGGGCGTCAAGCGAACAGTTAGGTTCAATGAATTCCTTCACCAGCTTCTTCCACCCCACATTGTTTATGAGGCTTATGTAAGCATTCCCTTCCGCGACCCGCTTCTCTAGTTTCTCCTGAGGGACAACCGGTTGCCCATCACCAGGCCTCACTAGCATATCTTTCCGTGCTAATGGCATGGAAATCTCCTTATTTTACTCCTGGGTTCTTAGGCTTCTTGCCTAAGATACCGCTAATCAACTCCTTGATCTCATCACTTTTCTGTAGAAACTGCTTTATGCTGATCACGCGATTGGCGTGTATTACACCGGGTTTTGTATCAGGCGTCTTACCCAATTCAGTCTTTGGGATTCCGTGGAACTTGGTTCCCTTCTCACCCACGGTTTCACCTTTTCCATTATACCGTTCAATGGCCTTCTTCTCATTGCCGTTCTCCAACTTCAGACACAGTTGGTAGTAATTGAGAGATGCGTCTATGAGGTCGTCAGGCTTGTAGATTGGAAATCCTTTCTTATCCTGACCAACAGGTTGATAACTCTTTAGGAGTTCCGTATGCTGCCCGATGTCCAACTGCAGTGGATTCTGCTCGTTAAACCCTTCCTTCACAGCCATAGCCGCTACGGTTATTGGATCGAGGCCTTTACTAACTCCGGCCTGCATGACCCAACCTAGTTTCGATTTGTGGTAGAAGTCGCCCCTATCACTTGTGCACCCACCCTTAATGAATATAAAGTCTTGAGGCGCGTTTATAGCCCCTGTCTCGACGGCTCGTTTCTCTTCCCAATCCTTATAGGGCATCCTGGGCTTCTCAACCGGTTTGGACAAAGCATCAGACCATGATCCCATAGCGTCTTCGGCCGACGTGAATTCCTTATTCGGTTCAGACCAGAGAGCGTCACCTATCGTGGATTTTGCCATTATTGTTGGCCAGGTGCGGCCGGTCCTTTCTTAATGAGTCCTCCACCAGCTACACGGTTCATTTCCGCCAACTGTCTTTCGCCAGTCTGCGGCATTTCACCGGGCTTTGGCGGACTTGGCCCGTTTGGGGGACTTGGTCCGCCGCCACCTTCACCTGTGGGAGGTTGTCCTTGCGGGCCCCCTGGAACCTGGCCCGTCATTTGCATTAGTAATTGGGCGTATTGCACTGGATCTTCAATCAAGAGTTTGCTCTCGTTCTTGAGATCCAGAACGTCCATGACCATCTTTCTCAATTCGATCTGGTTGATGAATGGGTCTTTGTTGAACATCTCGTAGGCCTGCATGATTTGATTCACACGGACTTCCTTGATGGCTGTCGTTGAGGAACCCATTGGCTGGAACATGAAGTTCCGGAAGACCTCAGTAGGAGTCGACTTGTAGAACATGTCGCCCTCATACTTCTTGTATTCTTCCTCTCCAACGATTCCTTTGAAATCGGCAGGATCCATGAACTGGTAATCCAACCAGATGAACATCTTGGCAATGTTTCGGAGGACGGAAAACTCCAGCATCTTTACGATCGTGTCAAAACGAATGTTGGATGCTTGCTGAAGCCGTACTATTCCAGTAGCGGTCTCACGCCGGGGCGGCGTAGCGCCTCGCGAGTATTCCCATTCCCCTGTCGCATTGTCAATATCTCTTTTGATTATGTCTTCCTCTTCATAGGCAGACTTGGTGATGTCGCGTGTGTCGAGGGGCTTAATCGCTTCTACGTCATTCGACAAAATTACGTTGCCAGGAAAACTTACCAAACTGTCAAAGTCAACATCGGCATACTTATTCACGACGAACATTCGGTTGATAATCAAGTTCACATTATCCATGCGCTGATTACGCACCGTGTTCAACTCTTCTTGCAGACTCTCAGACACTTCAGGGATCCCCACTCCATACAACTCGTGCTGTATCGGAATGTATCTCGCCATAATGAATGGGAGCAAACGTCCAAAAGGATTCTTCTCTTTCTTTAAGACTTCCTGGCGCCCACCAATGATATAGATGTTGTCGCGGTCCCAATACTCCAGCACCTCGACCACACGACGACTTGCGTCAAAACCATACTCATCAAGGATTCCGATGTCACTAAGACGTTTCCGCTTGTACTCGTCCACATTCGTCATCGCCTCCAACTTCTCAAGTAGAGGAGTGACATTCTTGTAGAAGCCCTGATCCTGCATATCTTTCAACTCGTCAAAGTCTAGATAGGATAGTTGAATGATATACCTCATATCCCCTACCGAAGTGGCTCGGTAATCCGGGAATATGTGGAACAGGTCAATAGGTTCTACATCGATGTAGTTGAATGATACGAGTTCATCATTGTGGAAGCGGGGTAATATCTTCATAAAGGCAGTACCGTAGACGGCTGTCTCTTTGAAGAACTCTAGAATCTTGTTGAAGAATTCTAGTTGATCCTCGTCCAACTGATAGTCTAGGAGACGCTCCAGTAGCTTACTAACGCCCTCACTTGCACCCTTACGAGGGATTACAGACAAGATTGGACGCGTGTTGAATATGGTTCCAAGCATCTTAGGAACCACACTTTCCACAATCGAAAAGATGTAGGGCACAAACACATTCGCTTTGAATGGGTATTGTGAAGGATCTCGGTAGCTCCTGTAGAGCTTATAGAACCTCTTCCACCGCTTCTCGTAGGGATCACGCCACCTCTTGACTGCATCATAGAGGTTCGTTATGTAGGTTACCGGGTCATCCGTTATCTTTAACGGTTCTGCCATGTTAACCCCTCTTTAGTTCTTTTTCGGTGCAGGTGTCTTCTCGTCTGAGTATCCACCCTCGACCCATTCTCCAGCCCCTTGTTTGGGCTTCGGTCGGTTGGCCCCTTCAGACTCACATTGCTTCTTAGGAACCCCGATATCCGTTAAGTCATTGTTGTCGGGGTTAGCGGATACCCTATCCGGAGCTCCTGGAACGGCACCTCTTCCTTTTCTAAGAATACTTTCGTTCGACATTGTTCCTCCTTAAAACCTTGCGTCAGTAATCAACTTGATATAGTCAATACGCACTGCGTATGAGTATCCTCCACCTGCTGCTCTTGCTATACCGATGAGGTATGGCACACCATCTATGAACCCAATTACTGGAGAGCCTGAATCACCAGGTAGGACTTCTACGTCCATTGTGAAGTCATCCATTCCAAACCAGGGAATATACTTCTCATAACCTCCAGGTACATAGGGGCAATCTGCTACGATCTTACCCATTCTTACTTCTGCTAACGTGGTACGATTACCGTTGTCGTCTCTCACTCTAACAATGACAACAACTGCATCCCCAACGTGGATCTGATCTTCTGCCTGCCAGCCGAATAGGGTTAGGAAATAGTGAAAGGTATCCGTGCATTGCATCTTGAGGTTCTGCAGCCAACTACAGGGGGTGTCAAAGACGAGAAGAGCATAGTCGTTAGACACATCTATATAGAAGATCTTGGCCACCTGACCCGAGACAACGATCTGCATGCTCTGGACATTGACCAGAGGACCTTCAAACTGTGAACCATCCGGTGTTCTAACTGTGATGGTTAGGGGATTGACAACGTGGGCAGCGGTCACAACATAGTTGTTGACGATGAAGCCTGAACCCTGCATACCAAAGACACCATACCCGTACTTCGGCCTCCCCTGTTCATCT